ACACTGGATACCCGTCAAGCATTGAAGATGAACGCAGTTACAACCAACATGCCCTCCATACGCAAAGCCATTATCGAAGATCCAAATTTACGCGATCAAGGTGTAGTATTTGAGTTCCAACAAGCACCAGATATGGTAACAAGCGATTTGGGTGCAAAATTTGAAAGGCCACCAAAAACGCCAGAAGAAAAAGGATTCAAACCGGACAACATCAATTTCGGAGGCACGGATATACCGGCAATGGGTCAGGGGGTTGCTGCGGTAAAAGAGGCGTTTGAATATGTGATGAATTTGCCGGAAAATGCCAGCATAGCAGAACTGGATCTGGCAAAAAGAAGAATATCTAAACTACAAAAGGTGTCAGAAGGACAAGCGCAAAGTCAGTTGAATTCGTTACGGGGTATTGTTTATGATGCAATAGTTAAAAGATACGATGCACAAGATGTACGTCAGCAACTTGGCGTGAGTGGAACCGGGCCGAATCCGTATTTAGCAGCTATGGCTGAGTATGAAGATTACGTTACGCGCTTAGATGACATAGAGGCAACATTAGGCGTGAAAGATCCGCAACTGAAGTTTGGCGGTGAGGAAACGCTTGCCGTTTTGCGACAAAGTAAAAACCCACAAACAGTTATCAAGGCAATGTTGAACGCATTTGGCGGTGCAGATCGTGAGATTGCGTTGAGAAATCTGCGTGTATTGCTTGACGATACCGGTCGTCAGGATTTACTGCCTAAAATAATTGGCCTCAGTATGCGACCAATATTTGGTGAAGGCTTGGTTGTTAAATCAGAAATAAGCCAGATCGGTCGAGCAGCACTTAGTTACAACGTATTTAATGTTTTTACTGCTCCGCTTGTTTTAGCAGGGTTTAGTCCGAAGTATGGCGGCATGGCTTTGAGTTACCTCTACTCGCCTTCGGGTGCAGCAGAGTTGTCTTCATTACCAGGCAAAGGCGTTGATTTTGCTACAGAGGGTGTTGGTCGTTTGGAACAAGTACTTTCTGCCGGTAACGTGCCTCTGCTAAATAAGTTGTCTGCGGAACGGACTGGTAAATCTATGGACAAAATAACCCCTGCTGATCGCGCTAAGACGCTTACTGAAGTGCGAACCATGAGAGAAATCTTAGAACAGGCGGTAGGCAGTCAAGAGATCACTACCTTGAAAAGTTTACTTCGTGGAGGTGTGGCTACGGAGCGTTCTGTTGAACAAGGACAAGAAGAAGAAATGCGTCGTAACATATTGACCACATTAAGTCGAGCCGGAAGATTTGAAGATCAAAAAACGCCTCCACCAACAGGTGGTGGGGCAACATCACCAGAATACAAATAGGTGAAATAACATGGGTACTGTATCACGCGTACATACATTTTCAAGCGGTGCGGTTTTAACCGCTGCACAACTCAACAACGAGTTTGATAACCTTCTGACATCGTCAGCCATTAATGGCGGCCTTAACGCTACGAACTTAGGCGTTACCGCCGGGCAGATCACGGCCTCAAAAGCACTGGTTGTGGACTCCAGCCGTGACCTCGACGATACGTCTGCATCGAACCAGATCAACAACTTGACCATTTCCGGCACGTTAAAAATGGCAGACAATAAGGCATTGTCTCTGGGTTCTAACGATGACATCACGATACAATACGATGAAACAACCAACGATGCGTTGGAGATTGCTGCGGCCGTAGAAGGTGCTGCTTTAGCCATAGTTCTAAAAGCCGATCAGGGCGATGACGGTGGTGACGAGTGGAAGGTCGGGGTAGCTGATGGCGGTGTATTAACATTTGGAAACGATATAGCGAGTGCTGGCACGTACGTAACGGGGTTGACGTTAACGCCCCATGCCACCACTGCATCATGGGCATTAGACTTTGAAGGTGATGTCGATATAGGTGGCGATACATTGAGCTTTAACGGTGCGGCCACTATTGATACTTCTGGTAATAACGCACTGACCCTTTCTGCCGGAACAGCTACATTGGGCGTTACAGCTGGTGACGTAACCATCTATGATGATAACAACAATGCGGATACCAGTTTAGCCATAGGAACATCGGCTACGGAAGCCTTGTTTGTACAAGCGTTAAACGGTGGCTCAAATAAGACCTTAGAAGAGTTGCGGTTTACAACCAAGACGGCCTCTGGAACTGGCGATCACGGCAAAGTCACTTGGTATATAGATGAGGCTGAGATTGCAACCATTGATGATGGTGGAATTGATCTTGCGTCTGGTAAAGCATATACCATAGCTGGCAGTGCTATATCCTCTGGTGACTTTAGTGGGCCTGGTTCGTCTACCGACAACGCTTTAGTTCGTTTTGACGGAACGGGTGGCAAAACAGGCCAAAACAGTGGTTTGATCGTGGACGATAGCATCAACGTCAGCGGTGCAAACTCGATCACGATGGCTGATTCCAAAGAGATCATTTTTGGATCTAATGATGACATTAAAATAGAATACGATGAGGCTGGTGCTGATGCGCTACTGATACAGGCCAGTGTAGATGATGCACCTGTAGCGATTGTGTTGTCTGCCGATGCCAGCGCTGACAGTGGTGACGATTGGAAGATTAATGCAGCTAATGGTGGAATACTGACCTTCGGTAACGACATAGCATCAGCCGGAACATTTGTTACAGGTTTGACTCTTACGCCACATGCTACAACCGCATCTTGGTTACTTGATTTTGAGGGCGATGTAGACATAGGCGGTGACACGCTGAGTTTTAACGGTGCCGCTACGGTTGACACTTCCGGCAACAACAACCTCACGCTAAGTGCAGGTACGGCTACACTTGGAGTTACTGCTGGTGATGTCACTATATACGATGACAATAATAACGCAGACACATCGCTGTCCATCGGAACATCGGCTACAGAGGCACTGTTCATTCAAGCCTTAAATGGCGGTTCCAATAAAACACTTGAAGAACTCAGATTTACCACAAAAACCGCAAGTGGCACGGGCGATCACGGTAAGATGAGTTTTTACGTAGATGAAGCTGAAATTGCCACTGTGGACGATGGAGGAATCGACCTTGCATCGGGTAAGGTTTTCAGCGTTAACGGCACTGAGGTTGGGGGTGGATCATATAGTGATTGGGCGGTTAAAACGACAACCTATACGGCAAGCAGTGGTGACCAGCTAATATGTAACCACGCATCGACTCCATTCACGGTTACTTTGCCATCCTCACCATCCGCAGGTAACACAGTAACAATAAAGAATTGCGGAGCTGCACTTGTCACCATAGGACGCAATAGCGAGGAAATTGACGAACTTGCCGCTGATGGAACACTGCCCCGAGGTAACGCAGTACAGCTTGTTTTTGTGGATGGAACTATTGACAGTTGGATGAGTTTATAAAAGGAGATTTTACATGGCAGTTTTAGGAACAAAGGGGCCAGGTAATGGGTTGCCCAACATTCATTTTTTTAAAACAACCTCGTGGAGTCCATCTACGACAACTACTGCATATATATATGTAATTGGTGGTGGTGGTGGTGGAGCCGCAGTAGCAAATAACGCCACTGGGTGCGCTCTCGGAGGTGGAGCAGGGGGTTGCGCTGTAAGCCTTCTAACTCTTTCCAGTTCAGTGACGTACACGGCTACGATAGGTGCTGGCGGTGCTCAAGCAGGAGCAAGTTCTTCAACTACAACGGCCAACGGAAGCAGTGGGGTTAATTCTACGTTTGCTGGATCAGATATTTCGACCATGACAGGTACAGGAGGAAGCGGAGGAGTTGCTGACACCAGTAGCAGTGCGTCTGGAGCAAGTGGTGGCACACCAACTGGCGGCAACATCGCCAATTACGTGGGTGGCTCTGGAATGGGTAATGCTCATAGTGCGTCAAAAGGGGCCACACCAGGAGGTGCGGTGGGGCTGTGGATGAATGGTCGCGCACCAAATACAAACGAGCAAGGCACCTCGCAAAAATTAAGTCGTGGAGCTACTCTTGGCGGGTTTGATCCTGGAGGTGCTAACAGTAAAAATACTAATCCAGATTTTGTCGCAGGGAATGCAATACCTGTAGCAATGGAACCATTTTCGGGCATGATGAGTGCGTACTATACACAGCAATGGGCTGATTATGACGATGCTAATAATTACAGTTTAGGTTTTACTCAAATAAACACGGGTATGCAATCCATGTTTGATAATGACACTATACCATTTAAGGATGGCACGGATGAAGGAACTGAACCGAATGCCTCACCTTTTTGCGGTGGAGGTGGCGTTGCATACAACATCGCTACTATAACGGCAGGGCGCGGATGTCTTGGTGGGGGTGGAGGCGGTGCTTATACAACAAGCACCTCATCACCAAACGCACAGAGCGGTATGGGTGGTCAAGGTTGTATCCTCATTTTTCCAGTGTCTATCTAACAGAAAGGAGATAAAACAGTGCCACTATACAAAATTACATATCCAGATGGCAGAGTAGATGACGGCATTATTTGCGATGATGATGTGATACCGAGACAACTGGCCGAAGGTGGGGGTTCGTTTGAGTTAAAACCTGAACCAGAAATCACGTCTGCACAAATAGAAAGACAAGCGCGAAAATGGCGCAACAGGCAACTAAGTGGAACCGATAAATATGTCTCAGTGACCGATCATCCTGACCATGCGAAAATCATGGCCTATAGGGTTAAATTGCGTCAATGGCCAAATGACGCTGACGCTGATTTTCCAAACACCAAGCCTACAATAGATAGCTAATGTCTCCGGCAAAATATCCACCACCAGAGCAGATACCGTCTGCGGAGCGCCAAAGGCGAATTTACGTCGAGGCGGTAAAAGAGATTGAACATCTGCGTAAAATGGTCGCATCTGAAAACATCGTGGCTAAAGAATACAAGCATGACCGCGACGATCTGAAGGGCGAACTCAAATCTGCTAAACGGTCTATCGTTACGCTAAGTAAACGGCAAAAAGCCGCTGATGAATCGAAGAAGGCTGCTGCCTGGTCAGGTGGAGCCACTGTGTGCGTGACGATCCTGTATCAGCTTTGGCATACCATCGGTTTTCCTTTTGCACGTAACGGAGCCGACAAAAAATGGATGGAATTTTGGAATCACGAAGCGGTATACGGTTTAATCGTGTGGCTGATGACGGTGATGTTTGCCGAAGTGTATAAGGCCACGTCCGGAAACAAATGAACCGCTTTTGGCGTTGGCTGGAAAAATTGCTGAACCGTAGGCGGCTAAAAGACAAGCGTTCACCCACGGCGCGGATGGCAAAAAAGAATGGAAGCAGAAGCAACAGCAGCGCTACAAAAATTTAGCGAACAATCCGGTATCGGTCTGCTTATTGAACAGTATTCATGGTTGTTTGTGGTTGGTTTGTTTCTGCTGTTTTTGCGTAACACGGTTGAAAATATCTTGGCCGGTGCAACAGTTTTTTTTGGATCAAAATACGACGAGAATCAAACATGTTACATACAGGTAGGTGGAGATCGTAGACCGGCTCGTATCAGCAAGACATCGCTCACATCGACCACGTTTTACGTTTATGAAGTTGATGCGGATGGCAAAATAAAATCAGGAACTCTACTCAATGTAGCAAATAGCGATTTAGGGTCGCTCAGAATTGAACGCGAACTGGACTTACTTACCACTAACAAAGGAGACTAACCATGCCAATGGTAAAAGGTCAGAAATTTCCATACACGTCAAGCGGCAAAAAAGCCGCTGCTAAAGCACGTAAAAAGAAAGTAAAGTCGAAAAAGCGAGGTAAGTGATGCCAGCCAAACGTGACCCCAAACTTGCAAGAGCAGGGGTGAGCGCCTACAACAAACCCAAGCGAACGCCTAACCACAAAACCAAGTCGCATGTGGTAGTGGCTAAGTCAGGCGGTCAAACGAAGACTATCAGATTCGGTCAACAGGGGGTGCGTGGTGCTGGTGCGAATCCTACGTCGGCAAAGCAAAAAGCGCGTAAGAAATCCTACTACGCGAGACACAACGCGCAAGACGCTAAACCATCCAAAATGTCGGCTCGTTATTGGTCGCATAAAACGAAATGGTGATCTATGGCTAAGAGAGGGCTCTACGCAAATATCCATGCTAAACGTAAGCGCATAGCCGGTGGGTCGGGTGAGAAGATGAGGAAACCCGGCACTAAAGGTTCGCCTACTGCGAAGGCATTTCGCAAGAGTGCAAAGACGGCAAAAAAACGATAGAGAAACTTAACTAACCCACAGGAGAGGACGATGACCGAATCAACTGTTGCAGACAAAATAGAAGAGCTAACAAACAACCGTCAGGAAGCGCTACAGATGCTACAGGAGGCGCAAACGAAAGCGACAGAACTGAACGCCCTGATACAGCGTCAATCGGGCGCAATAACGGCACTGGAAAGCCTACAGGCAGATGCCAGTGCGGAAAGCGAAAACAATGAAACTTCTGAATGATTTAAAGGAAAAACTGGGTAGCCGAAAACTCGGTGTAACCGCTGCAATCGGTGCAGCCGCCGGAACAGGTGCGGTAGAGGTGACATGGCCCATCGCACTCGTAGCCGCCGCATACGTGCTGGGTCAAGCCTATGTAGATGCCCACGCTAAGTAACAAATGGCCGTGCCGGGCTTTAACTATCTGTGACAATCCATGTGGGTGTTGTCACGCCCGGTGCGGCTTTTGTGTTAGGCTGATTTGACCGCTTTTAGTTTTGGTTTTGGTTTACTAGCGATGCCATTGAGCAACTGCATCTCTTCCTGATTGCGTTTGGCTGATTCTTGGCGATAGCGACGTAACATAGTGATAGAGTTCCACCCACCTATATCCATCAAGACAGAATCACGCATACCCCTATCTGATCCATCGGTAGCAAACAGATGTCGCATCATGTGGCGATTGACCTTTTTGATTGTCCACCGATCCTCACCTTTTAAATGTTTCGTGTCCTCTAAAAGTTGATCGACGGCACGTTTGAGTGTGTTATATATATTGATAGGTGGAATGATTAAATCGTCCAGGTTTTCATCGGACGGCCAAAAGATGGTAGGCACCTTGTGACCGCTTTTCTCTTTTACCCACGAATTGCCACCGCGCAAGCTATCCAGTGTGGGCCTTACGTAGTCATTCATTGGAATTTTACGACCCCTTGATGCTTTCTCTTTACTTGGTCGGATTACGATAACATTTTCCGTCCAATCTATATCGCGCCAAACAAGGCTATGTAGCTCA